TTTACTGTTATTTAGTCATGGCAAAATAAAGGGTCGCCCTGATTTTAAGGGGTACGCAATTGGCGATTTGTTATTAGCTGATTACGCACTGGGGAAAGTGGCTCTGTACTTTAAAAACAATATGAATGGAGGGCGTTTTTATCACAGTGATGTATACCCAGATGGAGAGATGGAACCTCCTTTTGATACAAGTAAAGGTAGTGACCCTTTTGCTTTTAAATGGGCAGATGGACTTGTTCAATTCTCTAGCGGATCGCGCACACCAAACACACAGGCCGTATTTGGTCACTACGCCTGTTTACCCAACGCCAATATGTACAAAGTAAATTACGAGCTTGTGATGAAGCCCGATAGCGCAGATGGGGATGTAGAGGACGACATTCGGGCTAGGCAAAAAAAAATTAAACGCGCTCGCCCTCGATACGGTTACGTGTTTGGTGTTTTAGGTAGGAGTGTTGGAATAAGGGACAACGAAGCGTATGACGTAGGCGATACTGTAATTTATGCTTTAACACCTAATGATTTTTCTGAAGCCGATATTGGAAATGTTGAAGACATTCGGCAAGCTGTAGACAATGCAAGAATCGAAGCTGACTCTAATTTAGTCGTAGGAGATACTTACTTAGTGGGAACGGGGTACGGGGTTCTGGTTAAAAAAGAGGGGAGCCCGTGGCGAATAGGCAGTCAAGTCACTGCTTATTTTAGGATGACAACAGCAGGTCTCATCGACGTACGAGGCGGAAATGGAGATGGCGAACAAGCACCAGTTAATCTGTCAATCCAACGCATGGCGTTGGCTACTATAAGCAATAACAGAGCTTGTGACAGAACGGATATAACTGTAAAATCCACTGTTTACAGAAAAATAAACGGTTTTGCAAATGTAAATTCACAGCCAAGTGACGAAACTATTGACAGATACAACGACAACGACGCCAATATACAATTAGGGAGAATGAACATTTACACTAAAAGGCTGTCGTTTTTTGCCTTACAATACCGAAAACAAGGCGATACTAACTGGATAAATATTACCTCTGCCAACTCGGCTTTTGTAGTCGACGGTAGAAGCCCGGAGGCTGTGTATAACAAGATTTCTATTATTCATCCAGAACTTGCAGCGTATGACTTTCAGCTAGCACCCGTTGCTGGTGCAGCAGCGGCAAGGTTTTGGATGGACAACCGAGTTGTTTATGTACTAGACGCGGCCGGTTCTTTTGATGATGGCTGGAAACAACCGAGTGAAAGTTACTTTAGTAAGGATGGTTTTTTTGTATGGTACACAGGCTATGAAAAAGTGCTTGATTCAAATAGCAGTTACAACAGAGAGTGGGAAGTGTACGGTGTTCCAGAAGGCAAAGGGGACAGCCTCTACGGTGATGGTATTGTGCAGTACGGAGGAACCGTAAATTTAAGATACGGGGACAGATGGCAAGATTTTGTCGTTTATGACGCAGAACAGCCATCCAACCAAACTGCTCCTGAGCATGAGGTGGTAAACGTAAACGAAATTACTGCTCCTAGGATAAACGGCGCTGGTTTTATACCCAGGTATGATGATCTTGCTTATGCAGGTATCAGATTAAATAGCGGTGTTGAATGGACAAACTTCAGTCAGTTGTCCGCGTATTTTAAGGACGGCATTGAGGTTGAAAAACTACTACCCCCTTTCGGTACGGATTCAACCAATTTATTCCCTGAAATTGCTTTTGACCTTTTGGTAAATACAAAATACGGCCTTGGTGAAAGTGTCGGTAAACTTCAAGTCAATAGGGATGAAATGCAAGATGCTGCACAATTTTGTTTAGGAAACCAATTTTTTTGGGACGGTGTCATAGGCGAAAGGGTAAACGTAAGAGAATGGATTTTTGAAAACGCAGGCTATTGCTTGCTTCAATTCAGAATCAAAGGAGGTCAGTTTAGCCTTTACCCTGACGTACCATTTGATAGTTCTGGGCAGATAGATGTGGGCCAAAAAATACGCCCTAAAGCTCTATTTACGGATGGGAACATAACCGACCTGCAGGTAAGTTTCTTGACCCCAGAAGAACGCCAACCATTCAGGGCAGTAGTTCTATGGCGCAAAGAAGCGCAGAACAGTTTTCCGGAAACAAAGACATTAAGTGTGCGGTTGACTAACGGACAGGGCGGCTCGGAAAGCGACATAGAAGAAACATTTGATATGAGTTACTTTTGCACTAGCCAAAAGCACGCAGAATTTTTCGCTAAATACGCTTTAAAAATTCGTCAACAAGTAGACCATGGAATTAAATTTCAAACAACACCTCAAATGGCAATGGGGCTGGAACCTGGAGAATACTTTCAGGTTGCTTCTGCGGTTGCCCACTCTGACAGCTCTATTGGAAGCCTTTTAAACAACGGGTCAATAGACAATGAAGGTAATGTTATCGGCTTGGACTTAGAGAATGGAACGTACCAAGTTCAATACTGGAGACCTGGAACAACAGGAATTGCCGAAGCCACGCTTACGGTTATAGACGGCAAGACTTCAAATTCTGCATTGCGAAGCTCGATTTTTGCGGTTTCACTGCAGAACAATCCCCAACACCGTGTTTACAAACTTGAAAGTTTAAGTTACGCAGATGATGGTCTTGTGGAAGTGGCGGGAAGTTTTGCCCCCTTAACAAGTACGGGGTCGCTGCGCACTTTAGACTGGGGTGGCGTCACCAACAGCCACTTCATAGTGGAGGCTTCTTAATAATGTCTGTTACGTTTCCGAATCTCAAGCCAACAAACCGAACCTATAAACCTGGGACGTACCCACAGACGTTTTTTAAAGCTCTTAACGGCGCAACGAGTGTTGTCCAGTTTGGTGCTCAGAACTTTGATGCCGAGCTGACTCTTCTCTTTTCCAACATTAACGACAGGGATGCGAACAGCATTATCAACGCTTACGAAGCTTCAAACGGCCTATGGAATCAGGTCAATTTTAATTCGGGGGTGATGGATTGCGCTGGTAGCACAATGCAAGCAAGGATGAAGGAAGGTTCACCATTGAGATGGCGCTTTGCGGAACCTCCGACAGTGACCTATAAGTTCCGTAATATCTGTGACGTGTCTTGCCGCTTTACCGCTTACATAGACGGCGTTTAGAATAGGGAAACGAACGCGCACCTGCAATGGCTTTTTCTAGCGGCATCAACGGAAAGCTGTTCTTTGGCTCTGGTACGTCTGCGACAAGCGGAGGTTGCGAAGCAAAAGTCCAGAACTGGTCATGGGCTACAACTCAACAGATGCTCGATACTACGAGTCTTTGCGACACTGACAAGACTGTTGTTCCAAGCACTCGTTCAACCACTGGCAGTTGCCGAGTACTGTACTACGGCTCCAATTCAACGGCTTCTCAGCTAATCAATAAAATCGTAAAGAATGGAACAGGTGTGGGGGATGGTGACAATGCGGCCTCTGATCAAGTGACTTTTAAACTGGAGGTGGACGGAAAAACGATCACAATCCCCGCTTACATCACCAATGCGGCAATGAATTGCGCTGTTGGGGAGGTTGTATCTGTTGAAATCAGTTTTGAAGCTGATGGTGCTGCTGTTCAAAATAGCTTGTAAACCATGTCTATCTATTTAGGCAGTGAAGGCGAAGTTCAGCTCCAACGTGTTGGAACGGGTCGTGGCCTTCGTAGTGAGCTGGCGCAATCTGATGTAAATGTCAGCCGCAAACGTTTCAGCGTAGACTTTGCGCTTGGGGCGTTAATTAGTGGCGACTTAGTAACGATTGCAACCGAGAGTGGTGGAACGCTAGAGCTTGTCAGCGGCCACACCTACCCGGACTGGACAGGTTATGTCCATGTTGATGACATTGGCGGTATAAGGCTTTACAGCACATTCTCACTAGCACTAGCAGGTGAAATGTCCGATGCGTTGGCATTAACTACGCCCAGCGCGACAAAGGAAATAACGATCACAACACGAAGCGACGTATTTAGACCTGTTGCTCAGGTCCGCCGCTTTGACATGACAACGAGCAGGGAGTTGATACAAACTTCATCCCTATGCCAAGATTTTCAAGACCAGTTTGACGCCGGATTAATTAGCGGACAGGGCCGCATGTCTTGTTTTTGGGAACACCAAACGACCACCGGAGCAGGAGCAACTGAATTTTCGGTGTATCTGGCGCGTCTAGTCCTTCGGCTGCAGCAAGGCGCAGCGTTTAGGGGTAAGTTCTATTTGTACAAAAACGAGGAGAGTAGTTCCTCTGTTTGGTACGAGTGTGACTGCATCGTTAGCAGTGTTCAGGTGTCGATTGAGCCAGGAGAGGCAATTGCAACTGAAATTGATTTTGTAACAACTGGGTTAATTACGCTACGCGAAAAGTCACAACTTAGTTACATCCTTCAAGAGGACTCAAACAAGATTTTGCTTGAAAGCAACCAAGACGGTGCGTTGCTACAAGAGGAAACAGCCTAGCAGCCATTAGACTGGTAGCACGAATAAAGAGCCTGAATGCCTGACTTAGAAATTTCTGGGCTACCTCTGCTGGCGGGTTCTGACCTGCAAGGTACGGACCCCATTGCGATAGCAGATCTTTCAGCTTCTGAGACTAAAAGGCTGACGGCATCAGACCTATTGACCTTTGGTATCAGCTTTATTGCTGACGGGGCAATTTCAGGCGACAAGATAACTAGCCTTATTGGCACGAAGATTGTGGCGGATTCCGTTACATCGAGCCAAATTGCACCGGATGCTATCGGTAGCAGTGAACTAGCCGACTTATCTGTAGATACTGCGGCTATTCAGGATGGAGCTGTCACAAACGTTAAGTTAGCCGGGGGCATTGACGGCACAAAGCTACTTTCTCTTTCAGTTAGCGATGCAAAAATTGTCGATGTAGACGGCGCAAAGATACTTACTGGAACTATTACTGCGAACCAACTAGGTACGAATTCAGTTACTTCAACACAGTTGGCGGACAATGCTGTTGACACCGCTGCTGTACTGGACGCAGCAATTACAGACGCCAAAATAGGAATCAATATTGATGGCGCAAAAATACTCGCTGGATCAATAACGACAACTCAATTAGCGGCTGACAGTATTACGGCATCCGAGCTTGCCGACTTATCCGTGGCTACCGCTGCAATCCAAACTGCAGCAGTAACCGACGCAAAGATTGCCACTGGAGTTAATGGGGTAAAAATTGCTGACGGAACTATTAGCGATGCTAAAATTATCGGCCTTGATGGAGCGAAATTAAACGCCGGTTCTGTTGGCGCAGTGGAGTTGGCCGCAAACGCAGTTACATCGACCGCATTATCCGCTAACGCTGTTGGATCGACCGAGCTTGCAGACTTATCCGTTGATACTTCAGCTGTACAAGATTCCGCTATTACAGATGCAAAGGTCGCACCAGGCATTAACGGTGCAAAACTCACTGATGCAACCGTAAGTAATGCAAAAATTAGTGATTTAGACGGCTCAAAAATTAATGCAAATTCTATCACGGCTACGCAGATTGCAACTAATGCAGTCGGATCTTCAGAGCTAGCTGATGGCAGTGTAGACACTGCGGCTGTTACTAACTCCGCAATTACGGACGCAAAATTAGCGACAGGAATTAACGGCAACAAGATAGCATCTGGTACGGTAGAGAGCACGCAACTAAGTGTGGATTCTGTATCCACAGAAAAAATCCAAGACGGCGCAATTACTGATGACAAAGTAGGTAATTTTATTAACGGGTCAAAATTAAGTGCTAGCACCGTTCCAAACACAGCATTAGGGGCCGTCACTGACCGTGGCTTAGACCAAAGCTCCGGGAGTATTGGAATTTCCAACACGGTTACAGCTGGAACGCAAGGCGGTATTACCTGGGATTCCACAGGACTGATTACATCAAACACGGGATCAATACCGTCTGCTGATTTACCTATCGCCACGGAGACAACACTAGGAGTTGTTTCAGTTCCTTCTGCAGGAGGATTAGCTGTTGACGGCGCAGGCGCAGCTTCTATTGCTAACACAATTACAGCCGCTACAAAACTTGGTATTGAATACGACGAGCACGGAAGCATCGTCAGTGTGGCCGACACCGTTCCGGCCAGTGCAATCCCCCTTGCCACTAATAGCACAATCGGCGGCGTCAAAGCATCTGGCCTTGATATAACGGTTGCTGTTGATGGGGCGCTGGCGCTAGGCAATTCTGGAGTGACCGCCGGTATTTACCCCAAAGTTCAAGTTAATGCGAAAGGTGTTGTTATATCTGGCACTACCTTAGAGGCAGGAGACATTCCCAGCCTAGATGCAAACAAGATTACAAGCGGGACATTTGGATCTGCTTTTTTAGCTGCAAATAGCGTTACAGCATCACAACTGGCTGACTATGGCATTGCAAAAATAAGCAGTAGTCAACCAACCCCAGAATTTGCGGGTCAGCTTTGGGTAAACCCAACAGATCGCACGGCTTACGTTTGGGTTGGGCAAGTTGACCCGCCAGAAGGCTATTACTTGCCGCTAAACAATGAGTTTGGGGCGCAAGCCAACCTACGTTTTGCTGGTACTTATGACGCGAACACAAACACGATTGCAAGTTTAAATAACTATGGCTCAGAGGCGGGTCTCACTGTTGGTTCTGCGTTAGTTGCACCGACAGCGGCAAGTTCTGGCGTGTACTTGCTTGTAACAACTGCTGGAACGGGAACAGCTCCAGCGCCTGCTGTTGCTTTAGACGTTGGCGATTGGGTTCTGAGCCCAGGCTCTGGAACAACTTGGATACACGTCAACCTTGTAGGTGCTGGCATCAGCGTAATTGACGCAGGCAGCGTAACTTACGACGGTACAGGTTTAACACCACCATTTACCGGGGTTGCAGACGCTGGAGCAGCTATAGACACATTGTGGGGGCGAACTCAGATTGCAACAATCACTGTCTCAGGGGTTGTCCGTGAGAGCACCGAAATTACTGTTGACAACACCACGGGCTCAATGGCCGTAGGAGTTGTTGATGAAGGCTCTTACTGATGTCCAACTTTAATTACAACGGCGAAAATTTACCACATGGCGGTATAGCCGGTGATTTGTTGGTGAAAATAAGCAGTGCTGACTACTACGTGCAGTACAAAAACCTAACTGAAATTATTGCTGAGTACGACGTGGAAATTGACGAAGGCGAATACTAGACTGTTGTGGTAACGCCGTCCGGCAAGGAGTTAAGGCATGGCTACATACAAGCACCTTCGTAGCAGCACTAGCGCCAAACGCCCAACAACGAGTTTGGCTGATGGTCAACTTGCGATCAATACCAATGCTGCAAGTCCTGGTTTATTTTTTAAGGACTCAACTGGTGCAGACCTTATAAAGGTCGGGCCTATACACGTTGGCACGACAGCACCCAATGTAGCCCCTGCAACTGGCGGTAGTGCCGGAAACTCTGTAGGCGAAGGTTGGCTAGATACAAGTGCTAGTCCGGAAGAACTTAAGATTTGGAGCGGCAGTGCTTGGATAAGTGCTGGTTCCGGTGGTGGCGGTAGTGCGCCTGTTGCTGGGGACGGAATAGACGTTACTGGGACAACAGTAAGCGTAGATTTGAAGGCTGACGGTGGGTGTACCATCGAATCGACTGAGCTTGCGGTTGATTTAGGCGCATCCTCGCTTACCGGCACGCTTGCAGTAGGCGATGGTGGGACGGGTTCAACTACACCGAGTGCTGCCAGAACAGCCCTTGGCGTTGCTATAGGCACTGATGTTCAAGCATACGACGCTGACCTGACCACGCTTTCAGGGCTGCAAGTAGGAACAGCAACGGCACTTGCCGCCTTAGCAAGCTCTGAAGTAGAAATTTTAGACGGAGCAACGCTAACAACTGCTGAACTTAACTATGTAGATGGCGTCACTTCAAGCATTCAAACACAGTTAGACGCAAAACAAGCGGGTGACGCTCAGCTAACCACGCTTGCTGGCATGACATCAGGAGCGGCCACCAATTTAGTTGCGCTCACAGCAACCGAGCTTGCGATCTTAGACGAAGCAACAGTAACAACTACTGAGCTGAACTATGTAAGTGGTGTTACGTCAAGCATCCAGACACAGATAGACACAAAGCAAAATTCAGACGCTGAACTAAGCACTCTGGCCGGAATGACATCCGGAACGGCCACAGCACTTGCAGCACTTACCGGAACAGAGGTTGCGATTTTAGATGGAGCAACAGCTACCACGCTGGAACTGAATGTGCTTGCCGGGGCAACAGTAACTACAACGGAACTCAACTATGTAAATGGTGTCACATCCAGTATCCAGACGCAGCTAGATGCAAAACAGACATCGGATGCTGAACTAACCACGCTTGCTGGTATGGCACCCGGTACAGCTACCGCACTCGCAGCACTGAGTGGAACGGAAGCTGCAATCCTAGACGGAGCAACGGCAACAACAGCTGAGTTGAACTACAGCGTTGGAGTCACTTCAAGTATCCAGACGCAGCTAGATGCAAAACAGGCATTAGATGCTGAACTAACCACGCTTGCTGGTATGGCATCCGGCACAGCTACAGCGTTGGCAGCTTTAACCGGAACGGAAGTTGCGATCTTAGACGGGGCAACAGTAACTACAACTGAACTCAATAAACTGGACGGTGGAACGGCTGCAACCCCCACCACTTTGGGTACAAGCGACAGGGTGGTTGTCAACGATAACGGTACAATGGTTCAGGTTGCCTTAAGCAATTTGGTGACATTTCTTGAAAACGGAGCCACTTCAGGCTTTGCTATCGACGGAGGTACATTCTAAAGATGGCTACTCACATTCGCCATAAAAGGGGCACTGGGACACCTGGCTCTGGTGCTTTTACGTCCACTGCAGAACTGCTTATAAACACAGCAGACGGCACTGTATTTACAAAAAAAGATAACGGGAGTGTTGTTGAAGTAGCCGGTCCAGCCGGTATTCCTCAAAATTCTAAATCGTCTAACTACACCCTTATTGCGAGTGATAACGGCAAGCATATTAACTTTACAAGCGGCACAATTACCGTCCCACCAAATGTATTTAGCGCGGGAGACGCAATTAGTTTGTATAACGACAGTTCATCTGACCGAACCATCGACGACGGCTCAGGCGTAACTATGCGTTTGGCGGGTACTTCAACAACAGGGCAACGAACCTTGGCACAACGTGGGCTTGCTACGTTGCTTTGTGTGGGCACAAATGAGTTTGTTATTAGTGGAGCAGGTTTAACCTGATGGGTATTCAACAAGCTCTATTTGCTCAAAGTGGTTCCGCCGCAGCGTCAACATGGTCAGTTGTCGATTTTCATAGGTACAGAGCAGACGGAACAACGTTTTCTTTATCTAACTTGCAGCAAAATGACCTGATTTATGTAGCAGTGGGCTCAGATACTAATACCCCCGGCACAGTAACTGGATTTACAACCCAAGTTCAAGATTTTTCTACTGTGGCAAGTATTGGTCGCTATGTAGGGACAAAACTTCACACTTCAACATCATCGACATTGTCGTTTTCAATTAGTGGGCAAGCACCAAACTACGGAATAGCGTTTGCACTCCGATCACCTAACCAAACAGGTTTATACGACATCGACGAAAAACAAAGCGCATCATCTTCAACAGCTGGCACCCCAACCCACAACAACACAACTATGCTTTTAGCAAAAGATTCAATTGTAATATTGGAGGCTTTTGTCGATGACGACAACGCTTCACCTATGGGCGCACCTACTGATAGCACTTTAATCACCGAAGATGTACTAGCCTTTAGAGGATCATTAGGTTTGGCGTATAAAATTATTCCTTCTGCAGCTAATTACTCATGGGGATCTTGGACAACAGCAGGTACTGACACATGGATTACGTCAATCCGCAGGATAAGAGAGTCTTGATACGACATGGACTCAAGAAAGTATTCCAACTGGCGGCGCGTAAAGGAAGCCCTAGAGAAAGCCAACAAGACAGACTGCCTATTTTACAAACGTGCCGTGGCAATTTTATCTGGTAGGCCAGACCCTTTAGACTTGAAATAATTCAGCTAGGGTTCGTGATTGAAATTTACGCCGCAATTCTAGGCGCATCTATAGGCGTTGCTGGGATGAGCTTTTCTGGGTTTACCAGACGTAGCAGCGAAAGTCGTGAAGCAGTTATCCGCCTCACAGCTGGCGTTGAATCCATCGCAACAAAGCTTGAAGACCTGCACCAAGACATGAAGGCAGAAAAAGTTCAAGCCACTGCTGACCGCCGGGAAATCTACGAGCGCCTTAACAACCACGGAAACCGCATCACTGCTTTGGAATACAAAAGCCCACAAGGCTAGTATTAGAGAAAGTTCTGGACTCCATGAATCTCGAAGAAATCCTTAGTCACCCTGCTTTTTGGGTTGTCGTCGCTGCAGCATCAGAACTTATCGGCATGAGCAAGCTAAAAGACAACAGCATCATTCAAATGCTGTTTACTGCGATTCGCAGCCTCAAGTCCACAAAAAAGGGTTGATACCCCCTGATGGCCGTTGGATCGCCTTGTTTAGCACCCGCTCTTTATGGAGCAGACTCCACGCGGCCATTCAAGGGCGTAAGTTTTACGCAACGCTGCCCAAAAAACTAGACCAAGCTGAAGAGAACTGGCACGTAACGCAACCTGCTGCAGTACCACCTCCCCAGCGCCTTGACGACTTGCACCTTCGCGCACCATGGCATGAGTCCAAACACTCCGGTTCACCTGAGTGATCTATTTCGCTACTACCGGAAACTGCCTCACCAGAGTGCTGCGTTAGTAGAGCTTGAGGCCGCAATCTTAAAAGTACAGCCAGACATCCTTAACCGTAACCAGCCCTGGTACGGAACATGGATTTCGGCTGTAAACGACAAAAGTTACGGCGCGGCGGTGGAGCTTATTAAAGAATTTGAAGGTTGTCATTTAACTTCATATTTGTGTCCTGCTGGCGTACCAACGATTGGCTATGGGAACACCCGGTATCCCGAAGGCCAAAACGTAAGGCTAGGCGAACGAATTAGCCAACAAAGGGCCGAAGAAATGTTGAACTTAGAGATACAACGCACCGCAGACATTCTTGAAGTTGACATACCGTTCTGGAAAAGCATGCGCTCCAGCCAAAAGTCAGCTCTAATCAGCTTTGCCTTCAACGTTGGAGCGTACTTCTACGGTTTGCCAGGGTTTAGCACAATTAGCCGCGTATTAAAAAGCCACGAATGGAACCAAGTACCCGATGCTTTATTACTTTATCGAAACCCTGGATCGCATTTTGAAGAAGGACTACGCCGTCGTCGCATAGAAGAAGGTCGCATTTGGTCAGCACCGTAATTTTCCCGGCGTTACCATACAAATAGCTGCAAGTCAAATAGGTTGTTGCAGTCTATTGAGCGGTGGTAGTGGACCACCAGATCGACGGGACTGAGCTGATATCCCGTAAAAAAGCCAAGGTGCGTTTTCGTGACCATATTTTGCAGCAATGGAACTACTGCTGCGCCTACTGCGCTGAACCGCTGGGCAAGAACGCAACGCTGGACCATGTCGTCCCAAAGTGGAAAGGCGGCATAACAGAGCAGCGAAATCTAGTTGGATGCTGCTTCTCTTGCAATAGCCACAAATCAGGCCACGACTGGCAGGAATGGTACAGAGAGCGTGACTACTGGAACGAAGCCCGCGAAGCCCGCATTTCCGAATGGACAGAACAGTGAAGCCCTAGTCAGTTAGACGAGTTGCGGTATATGTGTTCTAACTGATTTGCCACTGGATTACTATCGCCGATGGGCATTCCATCAAGAGGGTCATTGGCGATAAAAAGCAACGGCCCATCCATCTCTTTAACGGCGAGCATACCAATACGGGGACTACGCACCAGTACATGAAGAGCCGCACGCTCAAACCAGTTCAAAAAGATAACTTTCATGCGTTCAGTGTAGGAAAAACGGCCTGATACACCGTTGGAAAGCACTGCTTAAACACGTCTGCACACTGGAACGCGATCTGCCGGTGCTCCAGCTGTGTATCGTTATCAGCCCGCAACTGGATGTAATGCACCCAAGACCTTAGTGTCCCCTGCATGTAAAGGGTGGTAGGAGTACAGAGTGGCAGGATGCGTCTAGCCGTCTCCTTGGCAACGCCCCGTTCCAATAGGGTGTCATAAAACAAAAAGGCATCAGCAATGATGCGACCAGCACCTGCTTGGAAGTCTTCCTGATGTTTTGGGTGTATATCACTGATGCTGTTCTGCCGGTTTTTAGTGTCCTGTCGCCGAAAATAGGGTACTTCAGCTGGTGCAGTCTTGCTGTAGCGAGTAGAAAACTCCTGGAACGAAAAGGACCGATGCCGTAATATCTGAGCGGCAATATCACGTTCTGTGTCAATTTGAACGCACATATTGGCCATCTCAAATGGTGACCAATGCTTGTGCTTCGCAAGGTACCTAAGCAGCCCTGGTCCGGTTTCCCAATTGTCTTCGTTGGACGGGTTACTAACACGTGCCATGCGCACGATCAGCTTTTCAGCGTCTGGGGTTGCCCAGACCAATTCAACATTGCTCATGAATAAAGCGCAGAGATCAAACGTTGCAACGTATCTTTTTTAATGTGGTAATGCTTTCTGCAGGAGATGTGGTCTCTATCAACAGGAAGTTCCACCGAATAAAAATCTGTAGAACACACCGTACACTTTTTAACCCGTGTTACAGCTACTTCGTGCGAAGAACGAGTTCCACTGGTTGTTATGGCACCTTTACCTGAGGCACCGCAATTAGGGCACTCCATTATAAAGGCCCGCAAGTGCCGAGCTTTGCCAGCACATGAAGTTTTCTTAAGGCCCTATGGCACCTTTGCCTTACACGTTCTCTAGACATACCCAAGTCTTTTGAAACCTTTATGTAGGTCTGCGGCTCACCACCATCAAAAGCAAATACACGTTCCACGATGGTACGGTCCACGGGGTTTAGGGTCATCAATAACCTGTCAACGGTGTCACTGCAGAAAAGGTTGTCAAGCTTTTCCATGGGGTGCTCGCCATCAGTAATAAGCTCAACCAGGGTATGTTCTTGAGAATCCAGCCCGGTTCTAGGCTTATCCAAACTAAGGCAGTCCTCACTGCGCTCCAGGTACTCCCGCAACCGCTTAGGGGGTGTAGCACAGTACTCTGCACTTTCCTCTAAGGTGGGCGGTCTACCATGTGACAACTCAAATTGAGGCGCCCACTGGCGCAGCTTTGCCAGTATTTCCCCGGCATGGGACGGAATGCGAATCATCCGGTCGTGATAACTCAGATAGCGACTAATGGACTGCCTAACCCACCAGTAGACATACGTGGACAAAGCGTAACCACGCTCTGGGTCGAACTTTTTAATACCATGAGCAAGTCCGATGTTTCCTTCTTGCACAATGTCAAACATTTCTGTGCGCCTGGAACGTAATGTGTAACGTTTTGCAATAGAAACCACAAGCCTTAGGTTGCAGTTGATGAGCTTTTGGTAGGCCCGCTTACCTGTTTTAATTTCCCTTTCGGTGGGATTTTCAGATGTAACCCAAACCTGTACCTGCCGCGCCAGCAGTATTTCCTGCTCTTTATTTAAGAGCGGATACCGGACAATGTCCTTCAGATACTCACTAAAGCCGTCCATCAGTAAGAAACTTCCACAATGCTTGGTACGTAACCCATGCTTTCTTCGAGGCTACGTGCCACCTGACAAGCTTTTTCAATAGTCACATAGGAGCAAGCGTCTTCTGCTTTGTACGTTAAACAAACACCGTTGTTAGCTGGAAGTTTTTCGTAGTAGGCCGCAAGATACATGGTTTTACCTTGGCTTTTTGTTTTAAGTGCGTAGCGAGTCATTGGCTGGTAAGTATCAGACCCAGGAAGAGTAGCACAGTACAAAGACTTTTACTCGTTACCTTCAGGAGCTTTACGTGACTTAATACGGCCTTCCACCCGTTTACGAACAGAAGCCCGCCAAGCAGCTTCATCCTTAGCAACTGCCTCGTTGTAAACCGCAGCCGGGTATTCCCGTTCCAATGTTCTGTAGACCGCGTTACGAATCCAGGCGGTGGGACGTGTGCTAGCCTTTTCAGCTAGGTCAAACAGCAATTTCGCCCTATGCGGATCAAGAAGGATTTGCATATACGTTTTATTTCCGTGCCGAATCGCCATCAAGTAGTAGCCCAGTAGACTTTAGTCTAGCATTGTGCTACCAAAGAATGGAGCTATCAACATGTTTGCGCCAGCCAGTCTGCTGATCCTTACGAGCTTTTGTGCGCTGTTTACGACAGCCCCGCCTTATTTCCCTAGCACCTTCAAGGAAATTAGCTGCGCGGAGCAAATCTGCAGTAGTGGCACGCGCTATCTCGTACTGCAGGAACTTCATAACTATCTGCCGCCCTGTTTCTGGTGGCATAGGCAGCATCCATCACTTCCGCAAGACTACAGTAATAACCTGTTTCCCGAGGGGTATGGAAGGACCACCCGTTAAGCGTTCGATAGATGCTGACCATGCTGCGCTACTTCCTAGTGAATTTCAGACCAACGCTTTCCTACAGAAGGTTCAGCCAGCGGCGGAATGTCTCCCAACCACTTAGCTTCGGCGCTTTCCATTACTTGTTTTAGCTGGTCCGCCCACTGTTGCGCCTTATCTTCACGAACAAG